GGGGCTGCCGCCGGGGCTGCCGCCGGGGCTGCCGCTCGGGAGTTCTTGGATCCCACGGTTCGTGGGCTCCAAGAGTCAGCCCTCGAGCTCCTAGACCGCATGTGCAATGTGGGTCGGCAGTGAAAACTGCCGACCACACCGATCTGATCGTCTCCGAGTGGCTGATGGGTTTCCAACCGACCACCCGGACCACCTACCGCCACGCCGTCAGAGAGTTCGCCGGCTTCCACACCGGTGACCTCCTCGAAGTGACTCGACCCGACGTCCAACGGTGGGTCCGTCACCTCACCGACGACCTCCTACACGTGCCGGCCACAGTCCGGAAGAAGACATCAGCCCTCTCCTCGTTCTACGACTACGCAGTCGACCAAAAACACATGGCTCACAACCCCTGCGAACACGTCCGCCGACCCCAAGGCGAATCAGCACCCCGCCAGGGCCTATCACTCGAACAAGCCCAAGCACTTCTCAAAGCCGCAACCGACCACGGAAAAACTGCCCTCGCTCTCGTCTGGCTCATGGCTGGCGCCGGCCTCCGCATCACCGAAGCCTGCACCGCCCGCATCGAACACCTCGACACCGCCCAAGCACTCCTCACCGTCACCGTGAAAAGAGGACACCGCCAGATCAAACCACTCTCACCCTCGGTCCTCCAAGCAGTCCTCGCCGTCATAGGAGACCGGACCACCGGGACCATCCTCACCAACGTCGACGACAACCCCCTCACGCGCCACCGAGGCTGGGAACTCATCGAAAAGCTCACCAAGCAAACCCACATCACCGACTGCACCCCCCACACCCTCCGACACACCGCCGCCACACTCGCCCTCGAAGCCGGAGTACCAGTCCAAGACGTCCAACAGCTCCTCGGCCACAAAAACATCGAAACCACCCTCCGGTATATCCGCAATCGAGACATCCTCGGAGCCACCCGCAACGCAGCCAACCACCTCGAAACCGTCCTACTCGGTCCCCAAACAGAAGGCACCCAATTGAGCGGAGTGGAGGACTGATGGCCCGACCACCGTGGTTCAAACACGCACCCGACCAGACAGCAACCGGCTACCGATGGCTCGACCTCCTCACCGACCCCTACTGGCGACTAGCGGTGTGGTGGACCTCATATCGCTTCTGGCGGCTGATGCGGGTTGGTGACGAGACGTGGCGGCAGGCGAGGGATCGGACACGCCGGTACTTCCGGGAGCACCCCGAATGGCTCGAAGACCTCAGCCCAGGAGGGACTGACTGATGCGCGACTACCAACCCGGCCCACAACGCGAACGCGAACTCAGAGCCCAAGTCGCCGACCTCGAAACCGAGCTGCGCCTCAAAACCACCGACCCCCTATCAGGGCTGCCCGGCAACCTGGCTGCCCTTGGAGACCGCTTCATCCGCACCCTCCACACTCTCAACGAGGCCGCCGACCCCCGCTCCTCCCGGTCTCTAGAAGCCCAACGGTCCTACAAGCGTCCCGACTCCACCACCGACGAAGGCGCCCCCACCCGCTGGGCAAGAGCCCTCCTCAGACGCATCGATAACAAGCTCACTCCCCTCCTCTCAGAAGCCGACGCCCGGATCAGCGGCACCTACCAGCCGCCACCCCAACAAGAAAAGGTCCGATGCGTCAACACCGACTGCGACCGCTATGGGAGAAGGATTCCCCGGTGGATCGGTCCCAAAAACGAGATCGAAATCATGTACTGCGACGGGAAGGCCCGTGGAGGCGGACGATGCGGAAACAAGCTGGCTAGGGCATGAGTTGTCACCGTTTTTCGTCAGTAGCTTCCGTAGGTTGTTGCATGAGTACTTGCAATCGTGTAATTTCAACGGTGAGATTGGGAGGCGTGCGCTCCAACCCCGCCTTCATCTGATCCCCCCCGGCCTAGGAAGTACCCCCCCCATGGCCAACACTTCATGGTCAGGCAAACGCCGCAGCTTCCCAACCAAGACACGACGACTCATCCTCCAACGCCAACCCGAATGCGCTGCGTCAGGATGCACGATGCCATCGGAGATCGCGGACCACGTCGTCAACTACCCGAACGCAATGCGAGCCGGATGGACCCTCGACGAATACGACTCCCCCGACAATGGGCAGGGGCTGTGTCGAATCCACCACGACGGTAAGACTCGAGCTGAACAGTCTGAGGGCCGGGCACGCAAACGTCGACCGCCACGTGCGCATCCAGGCGAGTTGAGGGGTGGGGGGTGACCCCCATCGGTAGGGGGCCGGGCACGGCGGGGTTAGCGCCTGCCTCTCTGTACGGAACTTGAAATTTGCGGGAGGTGGTTCGGATGCCTGGTGTCCCTGGTGCGGGCGGTCCTGTGCCGAAGCGATCGGATCAGCGCCGCCGGCGCAACAAGACCGAGCCTGCGACCAAGGCCTTGGCGGGCGGTCCATCGAAGCCACCGCCAGTGCCGAGGTCGTGGCATCCCGTCGCTCGCCGCTGGTTCCGATCGCTGGCCAAGTCGGGTCAGTCCCGGTTCTACGAGGAGTCGGACTGGGCGACCGCCTACCTGCTCGCCGAAGCGATCAGTCGCGAGCTCCAGCCTCAGCCGGTCGGCCACACCGAGGACGGTGATGTCATCTACGCATCACTGCCCCCGAAAGGGTCGAGCCTTGCCGCCTGGCTGAAAGCCATGTCTGCCCTGCTGGTGACGGAAGGCGACAGGCGGCGAATGAGATTGGAGCTCGAGGCCGCTCCTGCGGTGGATCCCGCGGAGGAGGCTGCTGTTGCCGACCTTGACGACTACCGAAAGCGTCTCGCCGACTGACCGGCTGATCACCCTCCCCCAAGGTGTCCCAGACCTGACGCTCGGGTGGGAGGCGGCGAAGTGGGCTATGCGGTGGCTTGTCCAGCCGAACGGTCCGAAAGCCGGCCAGCCGTGGCGGCCAACCGACGGCCAGATGCGTTTCCTCCTCTGGTGGTACGCCCTCGACGAATCAGGCCGGTGGCTGTTCCACCATGGCGCCCGCCGGATGGCGAAAGGGTCAGGCAAAAGCCCGTTCGCTGCGGTGCTGTCCCTGATCGAGTTCTGCGCTCCGGTCCGCTTGAAAGATTTCGCCCCGAAACTTCCCGGTGGTTGTGTCGGTGTTCCGGTGGACATGCCGCTGATCCTGATCGCCGCCACCGCGGAGTCTCAGACGTCGAACACGATGCGGATGGTCCGCGCTTTCGCCCCGAAACGCAGCGACCTCGTCAAGCACTACGACCTCGACCCGGGGAAAACCCAGTACTACCGACAGCCGGAAGGCGAACTAAAGGTCATCACCTCGTCCTACACCGCGGCTGAAGGCGCGGAACCCACCTTCCAGGTCGGTGACGAAACCGAGTACTGGAAGCCGGCCAACGGCGGCATCGACCTTTTCGACACTCTCGTCGACAACGCCACCAAATCCGGCACCCGGCTTCTCGAAACGTCGAACGCCTGGAAACCTGGTGAGGAGTCGGTCGCCGAACACACTTGGGACGCGTGGGTCGCACAGGAAGAGGGCCTCCACCGGGCCGACACGAAGATTCTCTACGACGCCCGGATGGCACCACCCGACACCAAACCCGACGCCAACAACCCTTCGTCGCTGCGGGCCGCCCTCGAATTCGTCTACGCCGACTGTGAGTGGCAGGACCTCGAACCGATCATGCAACGGTTCTGGTCGAAGAACAGCCGACCCGACGAAAACCAGCGGAAGTACCTGAACTGGCCGACCGTCTCAGAAGACGCCTGGGTGGAGCCCGTCGACTGGACGAAACTCGGTCCCGCCCACTACGAGAAGCACCGGGAGCCCGACGACTCCGACTTCCCCGAAGTGCAGGACGGTGACTGGGTGGTGCTCTTCTTCGACGGATCCAAATCCCGGGACGCCACCGCCCTCGTCGGATGCAGAATGTCCGACGGCCACGTGTTCACCCTGGGAGTGTGGGAGCCGGACCCAGCCCACGACGCCGACGAGACGGTCGACGCCAACGCAGTGGACTTCGCGGTGCGGAGAGCTTTCGACCGGTTCGACGTCGCCGCCTTCTTCGCTGATGTCAGGGAGTGGGAGAGCTGGGTGCTCACCGAATGGCCCAACCGGTACAAGGACGACCTGAAGATCCACGCCGCGCCCAACGCCCGACCACCACAGCCGATCGCCTGGGACATGCGCGGGCACTCCTACGAGTTCGCCAAAGCGGTCGAAGCCTGCCGAACCGAGATCCTCGAAGGCGAGTTCACCCACGACGGCCACCCCGCGGTCGCCCGCCACATCGGAAACGCCCGGACCAAGGACTACCGGGACGCTCAAACCATCGGGAAAGAATCCCCGTCGTCACCCCGGAAGATCGACGCTGCGGTCTGTGTGGTTGGTGCGCGGATGGTCCGCCGGATCGTGTTGGGCAAAGGCCTCCGTCAGAGGTCCGGGAAAGCCGCATTCTGAGGAGGCTCCGATGCCGTTGAAAGACAACCAGGTGTTCGAGGCGGTCAAAGAGCTGAAAACCCAGCGGTCCACCGACATGACCCGACTGGAGAAGATCCGCCGCTACCTACGTGACGACCCCCAGCGGCAAGGCCTCGAAGGCCTCCCGACGGGCACACCCGCCGAGATGCAGCGCCTCGCCCGCCTCTCCCGGGTCAACATGTTGAAATTTGTGGTCAACACTCGGGTCCAATCGATGTACGTCGACGGATACCGCGCCACCGGCGCAGACAAGGACGCCGCCGCATGGGATGTGTGGCAGCAGAACGGGATGGACGCCCGCCAGATCGGCGTGCACCGCGCAGCCCTCGCCTACGGGATCAGCTACGTGACGGTCCTGCCCGGAGAACCCGTCCCCGTGCTCAGAGGAGCGTCACCCCGCCAGCTGACCACCGTCTACGGCGAAGACGACGAATGGCCCGAACTCGCCCTCGAGAAACGACGGGCCCGCTCTGGAGAGCTGTGGCGCCTGTTCGACACCGAAGCCGTCTACTGGGTTCGCATCCCGAAAGACTCCGACAGCCCTCAGATGGTCACAGGCGACGACGGCAATCCACTCGTCCAAATGCATGATGCGGGTGTGGTGCCGGTGGTCCGGTTCTCCGACACCAACGACCTCGACGATCCGGTGACCGGCATCGTCGAACCGCTGATCCCCCTCCAGGACCAGATCAACATGACCACCTTCGGGCTGTTGGTCGCCCAACATTTTGGAGCGTTCAAACAACGGTGGATCATCGGGTGGCTCGCAGAGTCAGAAGAGCAACGTTTGAAAGCGTCAGCATCAACGCTGTTCACGGTCGACGACTCGCCGGCCGATGTGAAGATCGGGGAATGGTCCGAAACCGAGCTCGACGGGTACATCAAATCCCGTGAAGCCACGCTGAAGCACCTGGCCACCATCTCCCAGACCCCGGCCCATGAGCTGATCGGTGAGCTGGTCAACCTGAGCGCCGAAGCCCTCCGCGCGGCTGAAGCGTCGAAACGGCAGGCGATCACCGAAAACCAGACAGTGATGGGCGAAAGCCACGAGCAGGAGCTCGGGCTGGCCAGCCGGTACATGAAGACCGAACCCGACCCTTCGGCCGAAGTCCGCTGGCGAGACACCGAAGCCCGGGCCCTCGGACAGCTCGTCGATGCCCTCGGCAAAGCCGTCAACCTGCTCGGCATCCCACCCCAAGCACTCTGGGATCGAGTGGCCGACGCCATGGGTGTGTCGAACCAGGAGGTCGAAAACTGGAAGGCGCTCGCATCGCAAGCCAACGCTTTCGCCGGGCTCGACCAGATGCTCAAAGACCAGGCCGCCCCGCCCACACCAGAAGGGGCAGCTGCATGAGCCGGGCCGATTCAACGGTAAGAGACGAGATGGGCGAGAGTCGGTCCCTCGTTCGCCCGGCTTATGGCAAAGTCTGAAGCAGGCCGGCTGCTGACCATCGCCCACCGGCAACGCCAGCTCCAACTTCGAGCTGCGACACTCCGAAACTTGGCCCAGCTCTGGCCGCTGTGGGACGGGATCCGGGTGGCACGATTCGCTGACTTCGCCGAACCCGCCGCCACCCTCGTCCAAGATCGATTCGGCACCTCATCGGGTTTGGCTATCGGCTACTACCAGGCGCTCCGTGTCGCCGAAGAAGCCGCAGGCTCCCCCACCCCACGAGTCGCCGACCCTCCCGCCACCGGCCACGTAATCGGCAACCTGAGAGCCACTGCCCTCTCCACGGTGATGCGAGGCCTGCGAGCCGGGTTCTCACCCCAAGCAGCCCGACAGAACGGACTGGTAGCAGCGATCGGGAGTGCGGGGCGGATGACCATGCGCGGCGCAGCGGAAAGCCTGGTACTCACCTCAGCCGCCGACACCCGCGCCACCGGATGGCAGAGAGTCGCCGGAGGCAGCGCATGCCCCTTCTGCACGCGTCTGGCCGGCAAACAGTTCTCATCTGAAGACGGAGCCTCATTCCAATCACACGACCACTGCGCCTGCAGCGCCGAAGTCGTATTCACCTAAAGGAGAAACAATGGCCGAAACCGTATACAACGTGTACAAGAAACTGTTGGCTGACGGCGACGAGGATTGGCCCAACGCCGACTACCGGGCTGCGCTGCTTACGGGTTCGGTGACTATCGACCCGGACCATGCGACCGTTGCTGCGGTGATCGCCGCGAACACTGAAGCCTCCGATGGGTCTTACGCCCGTCAGGCGCTCGGAACGCAGACGAACACTCAGGACGACGCCAACGACCGTGCCAACCTGGACGCTGCAACCATCGATTTCGGTGCGCTCGACGCGACGACACCGACCGCGATGCTGATCTTCCGTCAGGTGACCACCGACTCCGATTCGATTCCTGTAGCAATCTACGACACGAACTTCGGTGCTGCCGCGAACGGCGCCGGGTACACGGTCACAACCCCCAACGACCTGCTCCGCATCTCCTGACCTGCCACGGCAACGGTCCCGGCCATTGCTGCTGGGTCGAGGGGAAGGTCTGTCTCTTCCTTGAGGAGAACACTGTTCCGGGAAGACGTTGGGTTTGCGGCTTGCGCCGCGAGTTGGGGTCGTGGGAAGCGGTCCATGTTGACAGTCGATACCTAACCCATGTCCGGCCGCTGTGGGAGAAGCACAACCCAACTCTGAACTGCGGAACCTGGGGGCCGGGTGCAGGCCAATGCTGCTTTAAGGAGGGCTGATGGCCACCTGGGTTAGAACCAACACCAACCAGATCCAGTCGGCTGACGCCGCACTGGCTGGTGCTCTCGCCCTCGACAACCCCACCGCTCCGGGCGACTTCGACCCGGCGGGCGTGAACAGTGTCCGTTTCCAACTTTCTGTTACTGGTGCAGGGTTCGGCGACGACAGGTGGACGGCTTTACGGCGTGCATCGCTTTCCACTGGCTCCCTTGACCCTGACCCTTCCACAGTGTTCGCCACGGTCGACACCACCGACGCGTCGGGGTTGGCGAACACTTCCAACGCGTTTGACCTGACCGACTCGGCTCCTAACACGGGGCTGTCGACTGCTGGTTGGGAAGCGGTTCGGGTTGTCGCGTCGGGGATTTCGATAGCGTCTGAGTACGCCACCTATCAGCAATCCAAAGGCAAAGACGGGACGACGCTGACCACCGGGGTTGGTGACCTGACCGTCACGATCGACTACGAACCGGCAGGCGCAGCCCCGGTCGCAGTGCAGGCCGCTCCAGCACCTCTCAGTGTCGCCGCCCAAGTCGTTTCGGTGGTGGTTGCTGCCATCGCCATTACCGCAGCACCGGCGTTAGCCACGGTTTCCGCCCCAACAGTTTCCCCGCAGACCGCCGCCGCCGTAGTCGAAGTGGTTTCGGCGCCGGTCACGGTGGACGCTCAACAAGTCACCCCGGTTTCGGGACCGTTGGCTGTCGAAGCATCCACGGCGAGTCTCACAGTGACGGCTCAGGCGGTGATCCCGTCTACCGGCGAAACCCCTGTTTCGGTTGCTGCAAGTCCGGCAACGCTGAACGTCGCGGCCCAGGCCGTTTCGGTCACACCGGAACCGTTAACTGTTGAAGCTGCACCGGCCCCGGTGACGGCCACCGCGCAAATCGTTTCGCCCCAAACCGGGTCGTTGGCTGTGGAAGCTGTACCGGCACAGTTGACAGTCTCGGCTCAGACGGTCGACCCGCAGGTGGGTAGTGTCACCGTTCAAGCCGCCTCCGCTGGCCTGTCCGTTGCCGCTCAGGCTGTGACAGTCGAGCAGGGTTCTCTTGCTGTCACCGCGGCTTCTGCGAGCCTGACGGTTGTGGCGCAGCCTGTTTCGCCGCAGGTAGCAGGCGCACCGACCGCTATCACGGCGGTTCCGGTCTTGCTGACCGTGGAAGCTCAGGCCGTGACAGTGGTCCGGGATCCGGTCGTGGTCGAAGCGGTATCAGCTTCCTCAACGGTCACCGCGCAGGTGGTTGTACCACAACAGGCCCCTCTTGGGGTCGAAGCGGTTCCGGCGACCATCACGGTTTCGGCGCAACCCGTCACCCCGGAGAGTGCCGGCGGAACCCTAGACCGGGTCAGGGTCACCGCCCGCGTGGTACATCCGGTTGTTCCCGGTTCGGCCGACTACCAGATAGTGAAGGTGAAGGTGTGACCTGATGCCACATGTCCTCGGAGACGACCTCCACGGCTATGCGAACCGGGCGCTCGCCTTCACCATCGACGTCAACACCGATGAGGAAGCCGCCGACTGGTCTGCCGTCACCTGGCGGATAACCAACATCCTCGAAATCACCGGGCTTACACCAGTCGACGGAGGAGACGGCATCACAGTTGATGTGGACCTGACCGCCGCCAACCTGGATCTGGCTGTCGGCGTCTACGGGTGGGAACTGCTGGCCACGGTCGACGGCGAAGTACGCACTCGTGGTGTGGGGCCGTTCCGTTTAGACGCCGAACCAACCACCACACCCTCATAGCGCGGTAGAGCAGTCCGGTAGCTCGCCAGGGCTCATAACCCAGGAGGTCGCCAGTTCGAATCTGGCCCGCGCCACGACCGCTCCGACGCGATGTCGGAGCCCAACCGAAAGGAAGCCGCGATGGCTGACGACGATAAGAAACCCGCCGACGACGACAAGAAGAAGGCGGACGACAAGCCCAAGGACGACCTCGGTGACGCCGGGAAGAAGGCCTTGGATACAGAGCGGAAGGCCCGGCGCGACGCCGACGCCAAGCTCAAAGCCGCAGAGGACGAGCTCGCCAAGCTGAAGGCTGACTCTGACACCAATAAGTCCGAAATGGACAAGGTGTTGGAGAAGATCGCCGGCTTGGAGACTCGGGCTGCTGATGCGGAACGGAAAGTCCTGGTGGCTGAAGTGGCCCAGGCGAAGAAACTGCCCGCAGCGATTGCAGGCCGTTTGACCGGCTCCACGAAAGAGGAGCTGGAAACCGACGCCGACGAGCTGATCGAAGCTCTCGGACTCGGCAAGGACGAAGAGGAGGAGCCTGCGAAGGGCTCTGAGGAGAAGCCCTACCTGGGCCGTCCGAAAGAGAAGCTGCGCTCCGGCGCTTCCAACGACGGGGACGAAACCCCCGACTACGAGAAGATCGCCGACCGGATTCTCGACAAAAGCAAGTTCTGATCCTGCGATCGCCCCGTGCGGTCGCCCTAACAAAGGAGTGCCTGAATGGCCCTTTTGACCGCCCAGGGCATCGCCAATGTGGTGATCCCCCTTATCAAGCGGAAGCTGACACTGGTCCGCACCGTGACCATGGTCCCCGCCGCCGGGTTCACCGGACCCAACGGGGAGACCATCTCGGTCCGGGTTCGTCAGCCCCGCGCCTCCCGCACCCAGACCGCCAAGGGTGATGCGATCACCTACGACGACCAGAACGAGGTCAGCGTGGAGGTGACGCTCAGCCATCTGTACGACGCCTACCACGTCTCCGACGAGGACCTGTCGCTCGAGCTGGAGGATTTCGCCTCCCAGATCACAGAGCCGCAGGTGACTTCGGTGGCGACTGGTGCGGAGGACGAGCTGGGCACGGCGATGAACGACCTCACCGCCGACGCGACCATCGAGTTCGGTGCGACAGCGGACGCCGACGACACGGTGGCGACCATCCTGGCCGCCCGCCAGTTCCTGTCCGAGGCGGACGCACCCGCCGACGACCGGTGGTTTGCCGTGTCCCCGTCGATCGCCACCCGTGTGCTGAGCGTCCCTCAGTTCGTCCGGGTGAACGAGTCGGGTCAGGCAAGCGCGCTCCGTGACGCGGTGATCGGCCGGCTCTACGGCTTCACCTTCGTGGAGTCGAACGGGCTCGACACCGAGACCGCCGTCGCCTACCACCGCTCCGGGTTCTGCTTCGCTTCGAAGAAGCCGGCCGACCCCCGCGGTGCCAAGGAGTCGTTCGCGATCAGCCAGGATGGGATCAACATCCGGCAGATCTTCCAGTACGACCCCGACGTGCTGAGCGACGCCAGCGTGCTCTCCACCTTCGGTGGAGCGTCCGCGGTGTTCGAAGACGCCGACGACTCCGTGCCGGCCGACAACAGCCGGTTCATCAAGATCGGCGTCGGTTCCACCTAATGACTGACAGGGGGGCTTCGGCCCCCCTCGACGTCGTTTACCTGGTCCGTGCCGGCGACGAAAACGAGGAGCTGCGGTATTCGCTGCGGAGCCTCAGAAACGTCGCCCACGGCCGGGTGTGGATCGTCGGACACAAACCCCGATGGGTGGCAGGCTGCGAACATCTGCCACTACGGCAGGCGTCCAACAAGTGGGCGAACACGCTTGCTGGGCTGCTCGCAGCCTGCACCCATCCGGACCTTCGAATTTTCCAACTGTGGAACGACGACTTCTACGCACTCCGACCGACCACAGTGCCCCTCTGGCATCTCGGGCCCGTAGTCCCCACCCGCCATGGCGGCCCGGGGAAATCGCATGTGGAAGGCCGAGACGCCACCTACCGGCTGCTCAGGTCCTGGGGTTTCGACGAGGTCCTCGACTACGCCGTCCACGTGCCCACGATCGTCGACTCACAGAAGATGGCCGACGCACTGAAGCGGGCAGGGAACGGGATCACCGCCCTCCACCGGAGAACCCTCTACGGCAACCTTTATCAGATCGGCGGCACCCAGGTGAAAGACGTGTCGATCGGCAACCGACGTGACATCTGGCCCGAAGGGGCGGAGTGGGTGTCGACCAACGACCGCAGCTTCAAAGACGGAGCAGTCGGCAAAGCCCTCCGAGAACTCTTCGCCGATTCCAGCCCCTATGAGGAGTCGTGATGTTCGCTGATGTGGCCACAGGATGGGAGCAGGCCGCCCGCCGTCCCACCGCTCAGGCGATGCGAGCCATCGACGCCGGGTCAACCCCGGAGAACTTCAGGTTTCGGGGCGAAAGTTTCGCAGTCCAGGCTATGGAAGCGCTGCCACCCGACGAGTACCCGACGATCGTCGAACTTGGTGCTGGGGCGGGGAGGGTTACCAGGTGGCTCGCGGGTTACAAGCGGATCTACGCCGTTGACATCGCACCGGCGATGGTCTCATGGCTGACCCGCCTCTGCGGTGACGGAACTCTTGACCCTGAGATCGTGATGCCAGTATTGGGCAACGGCACCAACGTCGACCACATCGTCCCGGTCGACGGGGTGTACACCTCGCTGGTCCTCATGCACAACACGAGGCCAGCAGTACACGCCATCTTCGAAGGATTCCACCGGGTGCTCAGAGCCGGCGGCAGGGTCGCCTTCCAGCTGCCCGTCTACGAAACACCGGTCGAGGCGTCACGTTGGAATCAGGTCGCCCAATGGACCGAAACCGAAGTGCTCGATTTGGCTGCAGCAACAGGGTTCGACCCGGTCGTCGTCCACTCGAATCCGGGCAACTACGTGAAGGGCCGCCGGGAGACGATCGGTGCTCACCATTGGGATTTGCACATCTTCGATAAGGAGCAGTGACATGGAAGACCAGACCGACCAGACACCCGACACCCCGGACGAGCCTGCCGAGAAGCCGAAGAAGAAGCAGCGGATCGTCGCCCGCCGGGTACGTCGGAACAAGCCGACCCTCGTCCAGCTCCCCTCCGGGAAATGGGTGGAGGAGAAATGAGACGCTGGTTTGGCCGGGCTCCCAAGGAGAAGGGCCCGACCAAAGAGGAACCTCTTAAGGTCGATCGAGCCGCCTGCGCCAAACGTGGCCACGTGCCCACCGAGGCGACCAGCCGCAAAAGGATGTGCACCCGCTGCGGATACACCTGGTATGTGAAGGAAGAGCGTTAATGCCCCCCACCTTGACAGTTCCCGTTGCCGGGCGCGTCCCTCTCCGGACCAAGATCAGAATCAACGTAGGCAGAGCCCTCATCCGGATGCACCTAGTGACGCTTGCCGAAAGAATGGTGAGCACGCTGGCCATCGACGTCAAAGTCGGATCCCGCGACTGGCAACGCCAGTATTTCGACGTATCATTCGAGGAGCGCTGATGGCCCTCATCACAGTCGGCGAACTCGAGGACCGGTACGGGGCGGTCGACCCCAACCAGGCGCAAGCTCACATCGATGACGTGTCCGCCGAGGTGGTCGACTACGTCACCGTTCTCGACACTGATGCGGACAACCCGATCGACCCGGCGAGTTGGACCGAGGCGACGGTGCCGGCTGCGATCAAGGGTGTGGTGGCCAGGGTCGTGAACCGGGCGCTCACCAACCCCCTCGCTCGGACCGGGGAGCAGCTCGGAGACCACAACTGGCAGGCCCCTATGGGAGCGTCAGGCGGAACTTTAGGGCCGAAAGATCGGCGGATCATTCGCCGCGCGGTGAGACGTCTCGGTGTGTCCACGGTCCGCCTTGAGGGCGAACTGCCTCTCGACCCCGACCAGGACTCGTGGCTTGACGGAGCGTTGTGAGCCTCGCCCACTGGTTCAAACGGGAGCTGCACGTCTGGCGGGAAACCACCGTTGTGGACGGATCCGGAGGCCAGACCGTCACCTACGTCGACCAGGGGGCCCTCTGGTTCAAGGTCGACCAGTCGTCGGCAGCTGAGCAGCTGGTCGCCGCCCAGTCGGAGGCCTCCCACTCGCACAACATTTACACCGCCACCGCTAACGACGTGCGCCGCAACGACCGGCTCGCCGCCGAGGGGATCGACCCCAACACCGAGAAGCCCTACTACAAGGTGATTTCGACGACCACCCCGTCGACAGCCATCTATTTGAAGTGCGCCGCTGAACGAATCGAGGTGGGCCCGTGAGCTTCTCCGTGACCGCTGACACCAAAGCGCTGCGGAAAGCGTTCTCAGAGGCCGGTGTGGCTATCCTGAAAGGTTTGGAGGATGGTGTGGTTGACGCCGCGCACGCCCTCAGGGACGACGCCAAGCGGAGCGCCCCGGTCGGGGAGACCGGGAAGCTGCGGGACGGGATCGGCGCGCACGTCGAAGGCCTCGACGCCGAGGTGGCAGTGTTCGACCCCGACGCCTACTACGCCCCATTCGTCGAGCACGGAACGTCGAAGCAGCCCGCCCAACCGTTCATGCTCCCCGCCGCGGAGAGGGCCCGGAAACAGTTCACCAAACGGCTAGCAGCAGCCGTCGAGAAACGACTATGACCGTCACACTGGCAGAGTGGGAAGGCGCAGGCTGGGACACCCCGCCGCTCCACTGGAATCGGACCGCCGCCGAGCCTCTGGTCGCATGCGTGAACGGCCATATCGCTGCGTTGCGCGGCTGGGAGGTATCAGCCGAGGGGAAGGTGACGCCCTCGATCCACTGTAAAACCCCGCTGGATGACGGCAGCATTTGCAACTGGCATGTGTTCACCACCCTCGAAGGATGGGCCCGATGACCGCCCGGGACGCCACCCTCGACATCCAGACCGCCATGTACGGCGTGGCCACCGCGGACGGAACGCTCATGGGTCTGGTATCAGGGGTCTTCGACGAGGTGCCCGGGGGGACGAACAAGCCGTATGTGGCGATCGGGGAGGCGCTGGAGACTCCCGACAATTCCCACGACCGGTTCGGCCGCGAGAGTGTCGTCACCTGGCATGTGTGGTCCGACCATCAGGGGTTCGCTGAAGCTCTCGGGATCGCTAACCGGCTGATCGAGATCTTCGACCACAAGACCCTCACCGTCGCCAATCACACGACCGTGTCGGTCCGGTTCGAGTTCCTCCAAACCCTGCGAGATCCCGACCCTGAGATCAGGCATGTGCCGGTCCGGTTCCGGGTGGTCACCGAACAGGTCTAGTCGTAGGTCAGCTGCTCCAGCACCCACTGGTCGGGGTCGTGGCGGACCTGGCAGACAAACGAAATACGGCCGTCACCGACTGTTGCTTCGCCGGTCACCCGCCAGACAGTCGACCCGGCTTCGGTTTTGCCCCGGTCCTCGACGGTTTGGGTGGCCAGGTCGATCGTGGCTTCGGCCTCCCGGTCTCGGGATATGAACTCTTCACACGCAACCGAAGCTCCCCCGCCTGAACCGCAGGCGGTGAGCACCAGAGCAAGGGCAACAGCTCTTCTCACGTTCAGGAACACTACCCAAAGGAGGCCGCGATGAGCGGTTTGGATGGATTCGGCGCCGCCTTAGAGCGCTCTGACATGGCATCGACACCGACCTTTGTGGCGGTGGCGAACGTCACCAACCTGGGAGGCCCGGGCCTTTCAAGATCGACCAGTGACGTGACCGCACACGACTCCCCCGATCAGTACATGGAGTTCATCGGGTCGTTGAAAGACGGCGGTGAAGTGTCCATGGACATCAACTGGGATCCGGGCGACTCGACCCACGCCAACCTGTTGGCCGACTTCGAGGACACCTCCCCCCGCGACTACAAGCTGGTGTTCCCTGGCGACCTGGCCGAGTGGGATTTCAAGGCGATCATGACCGGGTTCGACCCGTCGTACCCGACCGACGACAAGATCGAAGCGTCCGTTTCGTTCAAGATCACCGGCAAGCCGGCGTTGACGGTCGCATGAGTCTGCTTTCCAAAGACCAGATTCTCTCAGCTGACGACCTCCCCTTCGAAGACGTCCCCGTCCCCGAATGGGGAGGTCACGTCCGTATCCGCACCCTCACCGGGTTCGAGCGCGATCACTTCGAAGCATCGGTCCAGCGCGACCCGAAAGGTAAACGGAACCTGAACAACGTTCGCGCTCGGTTGCTCGCTCTCTGTCTGATCGACGAGGACGGCACGCGAATGTTCGCCGAAGCCGAGATCAAAGCCCTCGGGGCCAAATCAGCCAAAGTACTCGACCACCTCCTCGATATTGCCAAGAAACTCTCCGGACTCACCGACGAAGACGTGGAGGAAATGGCCGAGGGTTTTACTCCCGCCCCTTCCGACGATTCTGCTTCAGACTCGCAGGACACCTAGGCATCCCAGTCCGGGAGCTACTCCAAAGGGTCGACTCCCGGGAGCTGACCGAGTGGATGGCCTACGAACAGGTGACAGGGTCGTTAGGCACGGAGCGGGGCGACCTCCAAACCGCTCTCCTCGCGACCGTCATGTCGAACCTGTGGCGCTCGAAGAAAACCCGCCGGTTCAAACTCCGCGAATTCCTGCCCAAGTGGCACTCCCGGAAACAGACCCCTGAAGACATGCTGGCAATGGTGAAAGCGCTCAACGCTATGTACGGCGGTGACACCCAGCGGAAGGAGGAGTGATGGCCACCCTCGCAGAACTCCTCGTCAAACTGGGTGTCGACGACTCCGACCTGAAAGCAGGTATGGACGAAGCCCCCAAACACGCTGACAGCGCGGTGGCGGGGATCAAATCCAAGTTCGAAGGCCTCGGAGACAAACTGGCCCCGATCGCCAAAGCCGCCGGCATCGCCGCCGGCGCTGCTGTTGTGGCAGGCGCGGTCATCGGGATCGAACAGGAAGCCCTCTCCGACAAGCTCGCCGCCCAGCTCGACCTCTCAGAGTCCGAGTCCGCTTTGGCCGGCCAGATCGCCGGGGGCCTTTACGCAGACGCCTACGGTGAATCGTTCGGTCAGGTCAACGACGCTGTCGGGGCGGTCATCGGCCACCTCACCGACGACCTCTCCGACCCGGCTGCGATCGAAGGGCTCTCAGCCAAGGTTTTGGACCTGGCATCCACGTTCGACCTGGACGTGGTCGACGCCGTGTCGAGGGTTGGTGCTCTCCTCGAGGGCGGGCTCGCCAGGGACGCCGACCACGCAATGGACCTCATCACCGCCTCATTCCAGACCGTCGCCCCCGGGCTCCGAGACGAACTGGCGGACGCCACCCGCGAATATTCGAAGCACTTCGGGGACCTGGGGATCACAGGTGAGGAAACGTTCGGGCTGCTCGCCGCGGCGGACGACCAGTTCACTCTCGACAAGACCGGCGACGCCATCAAAGAACTGTCGATCCGAGCCACCGACATGTCCGCCCTTTCCGTCGGGGCTTTCGACGCGATGGGCCTCGACGCCGAAGACATGGCCGACCGGATCCTCGCCGGCGGCGACACTGCACGTGGGGCGTTCGACGAGATCATCGACGGGCTTCTCAAGATCGAAGACCCCGCCGACCAGGCCAACACTGCCATCGCCCTTTTCGGCACCCCGATCGAAGACATCGGCACCGCCAAGATCCCCGACTTCCTCGCCTCCCTCGACACCATGGACACCTCCCTCGGCAGCGTGGAAGGCGCGGCCGACCGGATGGGCGACACGCTCAACACCAACGCCCAAACCACGATCACCGGGTACAAACGGTCGATCGAACAGATGCTCGCCAAAGTGGTCGAAGCGCCCGGCATCCTCGGCGAAGCGGCCGGAGCGGTAGCAGGCCTCGGCCAGGTGATGGCCCCACTCGCCCCGGCGATGACCGGGATGGCCATCCTCTTCCAAGGGAACTTGGGCAAGATTTCGGATGCCGCCGGCAAAGCATTCACCGCCATCAAATCCGGGTTCGGAACCATGATTAAATTCGTGATGGCCAACCCGTGGGTGCTGCTTGTCGCCGCCACCATCGCCCTCGTCGTGCTCATCGTGAAGAACTGGGACACGATACTTTCCTTCCTCAAGGGAGCGTGGGAGTGGATCCAGAAGACGGCATCCTCGGTTGGCAACTGGCTCAAGAATGCTTTCAAAACCGCGGTCGATTTCATCTACGGCCTGTTCCTCAACTTCACCCCCCTCGGGCTGATCATCAAACACTTCGACAAGATCAAGGACCTGGCCACCGGTGTGAAAGACTGGATCTCGGACCGGATCAACGACATCGTCGACTTCTTCACCAAGATGCCCACCAGGATCACCGGCGTGGTCGGAGGGTTATTCGACGGGCTGAAGAACGCCTTTAAGAACGCGGTCAACTGGGTGATCGACAAGTGGAACGACTTCCGGCTCGAAATCAAACTGCCCTCCCTGCTCGGCGGAGGCACGATCGGGATCGACACCCCCAACATCCCCCGCTTCCACGACGGCGGGACCGTCCCTGGTGTACCCGGGGAGGAGCGGCTGATCCTTGCCGAAGGCGGGGAGAAAGTCACCCCCGCGGACGAGGCAGGCCCTCCGATGGTCATCCAGCTTCACGGCCTGCCCCAGGACCTGGTGCGCATGGTCGGCCGGGAAGTCGCCTGGCAGTTGGGCCGCTGACATGGCGTTGCAGATCGGCCAAGCCGACATCGACGGGCTGGTAATGGGTGAAGGCACCGAATACCGGATCACCCGCATCCGCGGGTTCGGCATGGACGCCGTCCGAACATTCGACCGGGACAACCCTGCATCCGACGGCGGGTATGGAGGGCGTGACCTTCTGCCCATCAAAAGACTCGGCATGTCAGTGACCGGAGTCGGAGTGTCCGCCGACGACCTGGCCGAACGGATGGTGCCCCACGCGGCCGACGAGGATTTCCAGTGGCTCCGCTACCGGTGGAACGGCATGGCCACCACCCGCAGGATCAAAGTGCGGCCCGACATGTTCGACCCGAAGATCGTCCCCGGCCACGACGTGGCCACCTGGAGCGGCGAGCCGGAGTGGCGTGCTGTCGACCCCCGCTTCTACGCCGACACCGAAACAGTCGAGAACGTCGGGCAGGCGGTGTCGGCCGGCGGCTGGACGTTCCCGTGGTCGTTCCCGTGGACGTTCGGCACCGGCGGAGCCGGCACCATTCAACTGGTCAACGACGGCAAAGCCAACACCTTCATGGTCGCCACAATCACTGGCCCTTGCGGCGGGCCCCGCCTCGAACACGTGGGGCTGGGGTTGCAAGTCAACATGGCCGGGCTCACCTTGCTCACCGGCGAGACAGTGGTTGTCGACTTCGGAGCACGATCGGTGTTGCTCAACGGCACGTCGGACCGGTACAACACCCTCACCTCGGCGTCCCGGTTTTTCCCTCTGCAACCCGGTCTGAACGAGGTGCGTTTCGCCACTGCCACCGGAAGCTCCGCTACCGCCGAACTCAGATTTAGAAGCGCTTGGAATGTAGGAGGCTCATAGATGTCCGAAATCAACCCGCCGCTCGTACTCGAGGCTGGCTCCCACGACGCCGACCTGCTACGACAGTTGTGGGGCGACACGTACACGCCCGGTGTCATGGCCGCAGACCATTTGGAGGTCACGGAACAGGCCACCCCTGCGTTGGGTGTGACTGTCGCCGCCGGCCGAGCAATCGTCGCCGGTGATGAAGCGTCGTCGCAGGGTGTCTACTCCGTGTCGAGCGACGACGACGTGGATGTTGCTTTGGCGACAGCCGATGCCACGAACGACCGGATCGACCTGATTGTTGCCCGTGTCCTCGACTCCTTCTATTCGGGGGCGCTTGACGAATGGGAGCTCCAAGCCGTTACTGGCACTCCCGCCGCAACCCCTTCCGCTCCTGCCGCTCCGTCGAACTCGGAGATACTGGCGGCAGTGTTGGTGCCTGCTGATGCTGGTGGTAACCCGGCTATCACCGACGCGGATATCACGGACCTTCGTGAAACAGCCAAGGTCAACCTAGCTCCTCTCGGAGAAGTTGGATACACAGAGGCCACTACGGATGTCGGGTCGATCACCGGCTCCGCTGTTGACACCACCGCAGAACTGACCCACACGTTCGTGTCCGGGCGTATCTACAGGGTTTCGTTGGGGTGGGGTGGGATAACTTCGACTGTGGCCGGGGACCGTGCGCGCGTCCGGTTCCTCGTCGATGGTGCTGCTTCGCGGGACCGGATCATTCTTATCACCGCTTCCGGCACGGCCGATTTGGGTGGGGTGCTGTCCCACCGGCTGGCGTGTCCTGGGGATATTGCTGCCGGGTCGCGACCGGTGAAGGGGCAGGCTTTCCGCCATTCGGGAACGGGAACCCTGACAGTCCAGGGGTCCGCTACCGCCCCCCGTTACCTTCTCGTCGAAGACCTCGGCCCGGCCTGATGGCCGACTGGAGGGTTCTCGCCGCCGATCTCGTAACCAACACGATCAAAGCGGAGATGCCGTTCGAGGGTTTCGAGTTCACCCGCGGCCTCAACGGAGCTGGAGCGTTCCGAGCCGGGATCGGGCAGGACCACGAGAAGGCCACCGCAACCAATCTCGACCCTGCCAGGACTGCGCTGTATCCGGAACGTGGCAACAGGATCGTGTGGGGCGGGATCATGTGGCCCCTCCGCCGGCCGATGGGCGGCCGGAAAATCACCGTAGAGGCGTCAGACTGGGTGGGGTGGCTGACAAGACGCAACATCCGCCACACCCTCACCTTCCCTGCCACCTACGACACCAACCCGAGCGCCACCATCGAACAATTCGACATCGTGCGCGGCATTGTCGACTACCTCCAATCGATCCAGGACCTGGGTATCACTGTCGACACCCATAACTCGGGGGTGCTGAGACGCCGGAAGTACCCGTTCTACGAACGGAAACCAGCCGGGGAAGCCATCTCCCAGTTGGCCAATGTCATCGACGGGTTCGACTACGCCGCCGAAACCTCCCGCGACCCGGTCACCGACCAGATCACCAAACACATCCGCCTCTACTACCCCCGCCGCGGACGCCGCACCAACCACGTCTTCAGCTGGGGCACCAACATCGACGACTACTCCTACACCGAGGACGGAGCCCGGATCGAAAACCAGGTCGACGCGTTCGGGCAAGGCGAAGAAGAAGGCATGCTGATCGCCACCGCAACCGACCCAAACCAGTGGAGCTCCTACCCGATCCTCGACGGCACCGTCGACTTCCGGGACGTAACCGAAGAGCCCACGCTGCAGGGCCACGCTGATAACCGGCTCCGGGAACGCAAAGCCGTGGTGGAGCTACTCGACCTCAAGCTCAAAGCCAACGCCCTGCCCTCATTCAGCTCGTGGATTCCGGGCGATGAGGTGACGGTCAACATCAAAGACCCCGACACCGACCCTAACCCTGTCGTGGATTTCTCGGGGTTCTGGCGGATCATGTCCGACAAAGTTGAGGTCTCGAAAACCGGCGACGAAACAGTGACCCTAAGACTGACCCGTCCGGAGGTGTCTCTTGCTTGAAGACCGCAGCCTAGAAAACCGGCTGGCCGAACTCGAACGGCAAGTCCGGTCGATGCGCGCCGCTCAGCTACCACGCTCGGTCGTCGGGTCCGGTGGTATCACCATCAAAGACGGCGGCAAAATCACGTTTCTGGATTCTGGTGGCGCCGTGTTGGCAACACTTGATGAGAACGGGGTTCTCGTCGCCGGAGCGCCGGTCCTGTTGGACGGCGACGGGTTAGATGTTGGCAGTGGACTGGTGGTTGTCGATGCGGTCGGCGTCAACATCGCTAGCGGCAAAGTAGTACTCGACTCTTCCGGCCTGGAAGTGGACGGAGGCAATGTGCAGGCAGTGTGGATTCAGACAGGCGACGACACAGCTCAAAACCAGTCGTTGAACACCACGTACGCGGAAATGGCAGCCGTCACCTTCGACCCGCCAAATTGGGTGCAGACCCTCTTCGTGATGGCTACGGCCACCGGCCAGTTCGGCAACACATCTGGTTCGACGTTCAACGGATTCATGAGGATGACCCTTGACGACGGCGGGGCTTCCGCTGAGGGGGCTGAGGGGAACGAGACGGTCGAGCACAACCAGACTTGCCATTTCGCCATAACCGAAGTGTTGACGGTTCCGTTGTCCCCGGCTGGCCGGGCGGTCGATGTGACTTTGGATGCGCGGGTCAACAGTGGGTCAACTTCGCTTAACCTGTTCGGCCTCAAAATCGTCGCCTTCGGCGTCAGGTCGGCGTTCGTCTAGTCCGGCGGAGGCTGCAGGATCTCCAAGCCGCCAACCGAGGCGCGCTGAACCCAACCGGTCGCGACCGCCCACTCGTGGACCAGTGTCGTATCGGTGTCGGCATGATCGACCTTCACCACCATCCACTCCACCGTGTCGTAGTTAGGCAGTCGGGGCACCACCCCGCCAACGCCCCAGAACTTCCTGACAAACGGGTTTGGCATCATGTAGATGTCGGTGCGGTGGGCCAGATGGGTTGCGACAGTGCCCGAAGCGGCTACCACGGCATCGTCAGGGATCATTTCCAAGGCGTCTCTCATCGTTTCGTGTTCGGCTGAAGGGTTCCCGCCCCAGTCTTTGTCGGCGGAAAGGTTCGGTCCTATCAGTACCAACCCGGCCAACGACACTGCCACCACGACATACCGAATCGGGAGGCCGGAGGTGCCCCGGTCCGAGATCAGCCCCACCTCGAGCTCTTCACCCCAGCGGTCGTAGATCCGTTTCAAACCGATCGGCGCTGCGATCGCCAGCACACCCAGAATGTAGGCGGTGTAATGCCACCTGATCTGGTGCTGATACCCATGGGCCGAAACCAGGTTGACCAGCACGGCCGGTATTGCGATCGCCAGCAACCTTGGCGCTGCGACGACGACCAGGACCGGGACGACGAGGGCGGCGATGTAACCGAGTCGTGTCCAGGAAAGCCAGAAGGTCGGATCGAAGATCATCCTGTCGGCGTAGATCAGAGCGCCCGTGGGTGACAGTTCCGGGATGACCACGGCCCAGCTGATGACGGCGATCAACCCGGCTGATCCGCCCAACGCCCACGCCCACCGCCGCGATGATGCCCACCGCCACCCGAAGTAGAAGGCCATCGGGACGACGACCAAAAAGGCGTCCTCCTTGGCGAGTGACACGAGCAACCCGAAGGCGAACATCCACCCGTACCGGCCCCGCGCGGCGGCCAGGTACGCAGCAGGGATCAGGGCGATGGCGAGCGTCTCCGGATGGAAGGCATCCCACGGAGTCCACGCCATCGCTGGATGCGCAAGAACCGCCAGGGCGACAGCCGCTGCAGACCATCGCCCTAGGCCTTCTGATAGCCCGATCCGGAAAGTCAGCCACACCGCGACCGCGGGGGCGAGGACGGCCAGCAGGATCAGCGCTCGAGGATCCGACCAGACCCAGTAGACGGGGGTCAGGAGCGCCAACAGATACGAGGCATGATCGGCGAACAAGTGAAGGCCTCGGAGGGTGACGAACGGAGTCTCCCCGTTGGCGAGCAGCCACAAACCCTGGTCAAAGATCCCGAGGTCGAACACCCCGGTCGACAGCGTCTCCCAACGGTTGAGGGCCAGGCGACCGAACCACAGGCACCAGACGGCGATCGCTAGGCCGACGACCCATGCCGGCCCGATATAGCGCCGAGTCAGAGACCCGCCCGGGGCCTTCACCGATGTTCCGGGTTCTCTAACCGGAGCGGTCTGTGTCATTTCTCCACCGCCGCACGGAGGATTCGGATCACCATTTCGATGAGTGATATCCCTTCGAGCGCCGCTTTCGCTTTCAACTTTCGATGCAGGT